ACCTATACCTAACTCCTGCACAAGTGTCCTTAGCTTAGTCATAATGGCGTCAATAGCCTTACGTTCGTCCCCGTTGTCCTGTGCAGACACCACAATGCTCAAGTGATCCAGAACAATCCACTTACAGTCCATAGCCTTAGCCATGTAGCGGATCTTAGACATTAGGTTATCTTCCCCGGTGCTGCCCCAGTGGTCCAACAGGAAGAACCTATTACTACCCATAATGATGTCCCAGTACGGCTTCAGGTCTTCCGTGGACATCCCCTCTTCGTAGTGTAGTGGTGCGTCTGCCTCCATGGACATAAGCCCCAGCACTGATCTGTCTATAGACTCCTCCAGTGCCAGAATACCAATGTTGTCCTTAGTGCTTTGAAACAGATAGTACTCCAACTCCTTAATGAACTGAGACTTGCCCATGCCACTGCCGCTAGTAACAGTCACTAGCTCATAGGGGCGCATACCGCGTGTTAAGTCAGTAAGCCCCTGCCATGGGTACGGGGTTGATTTAGTCTTCCTTGCATTGATAATACTGTCCCATGTGTCCACCCCCGCTACTATCCCGTCTGGGCGGTATACCTTAGCGTCCCACCATGCCGCAGTAAAGTCACGGATCCTGTTGGCTACCAGCATGTCCCCTGCGTCCTTTAGGGGGAGTTTACAGACCTTAAGCCTGTTGGGTGAGAAGATGTCCCTAACGGCCTCTACGGCCTCTAAGCCTGCCTTGTCGTTGTCAAAGCAAAGCACTACAGTCTCGTAGGACTCCAACCACTCCAGTTGCTCCTTGATCTCCTTAGCGGCAGAACTGGCCCCATTGCGTAGGGACACCACATCGTACTTCCTGTCAAACATCTCACTCACTGCGAGACAGTCTAACTCCCCTTCAGTAATTGTAATAAACTTACCGTTACCCCTACAGGTGTCCTGACCAAATAGCCCCAGCTTACCGGCTGTGTCACCGGTAGAGTAGAACTTCTTACCTTCAACAACTCTAACCTTAGAGGCCACTGTGGCCCCTGTGGCTATATCCTTGAAGGGGTAGTGATGCTTAATTATCTTGCTACCTTCAAACTCAACTGTCACACCGAACTTTCGGCATGTCTCTTCAGATATTCTTCTTTCGGGTATTGCTGCTGTTGTTCCCGTCATTTCCATCGCCTTGTGTTTGGCACCATTAAATTGTAGAATCTCGCCTCTCCCCGTGCCCTCAGTGTTGGGGGCTGAATGAAAGGAAGAACAACCAAAGCACCAGCCATGTCCGTCACTGTATCGTGCTAGGTTGTCCTTGCTTCCACACTGGGGGCAGGACTCATGTCTTACCAGAGTACTGCCCTCAGCCATCTTAGAAGCCCTCCTCTGCTTGACGGGTATCCTCAGCCACTTCCAGAACACGGACACGGCTGAGGTACGTTGACACACCATGTACTGGGTGTGGTGCCTTACCCTGTGCCCACAGGACACGTACCTTAGAACCCCGTGGTACATTGCCTGTGAATGGCAAGTCGTCTGCGTCCACCACAGGCACATCGTACTGAGAAGAGAACTTACGCTGTGCATTCCCTTCGTAGGACTTAACCTTAACGCCCTCCTTCTCCAGCTTCTGTGCCTCTGAGTCGGACATGGTAAGGGTTAGTGTGTACTTCCCCGTAGACTTGCCCTGATAAACGTCATGGTCCTTAAGTGATGCGAATGCTACTGTACCTTCTGTAATCATTGTAATGCTCCATTTTGTTAAAATATAAACAACCCTTTGCTGCTTACCTTACTATTTTACCTAACTTATTTCATCAATGTCAAGCCCTCCCACCCACTCATTAAATAAATCCCTAGTTTCCTGTGACTCAGTATAGCACTCAGTACATAGGTCCGTGAAGTCGTCGGTTAGGCTGTCTCTTCTCCTCATCTCTGAGTCCGACATGACGTTATTGCATCCCCGACATCTGCTCATTAGAATATACTCCCAGTGAGAGCCTCGTACTCCTGAATTACCTTTTCGGTAGTCCAGTTCCTTGCCTCAATCTGAGCCAGTACTGAGACCCTCAGCATTGCCTTCATTTCCGAGTAAGTTAGCATCTGCAACTCGTACTCAGCTATCTCAAATAGCATGTCCATGGTGTTCATTATGTCTCCTCAACCTTAGTTAGTGCTTCCCAAGATACTTTTAAATCTCCTAATGATTGTATCACACTGTCAATCTCAATGGCAATGGCTTTAGTCTCTGCCTGTGCAGTGCTGTGTGTCCTCTGATTGACTACCCTAGCAAAGGCCACAAGGCTCCCAGTCCAGTACCATGAGGTCATCATGGACTGTGGCAGTACCATTCTTGCCTGCTCTGGACATACCCCCATGCTTAGCAGCTCCTTGTATACAGCAGCAAGCCTAAGCATAGCCCTATGGTAGACATCCCCCGCCACACCACTATGTTGGATAGGGTTAGCTGAAGACCCTTGCTTAACGTTGTCAGCAGCCTGCCTCCATAGGTCTGGGACATGGAATGTAGGTGCATCACTAACGTACCTACGGCTAACCTCATTCCAGACTAAACCTACTTGATGTTTGACCAACTGTCTGGCAACAAACACCGGGGCCTCTACAAGTAGTGTTACCTGCACATGAGCAAAGGGTGTCCAGTGTTGATGCTTTGCTAAGTAATTAATTAGCTTAGCGTCCTTAGCGGATAAGTGAGAAACCTTCTTATCAAAGCTAACACGTGCGCTGTTCACCACAGTAAGGTCGCTGCCCATGTGATCAATATAGTCTACACTACTCATGATTGGCTAACCATTCATTGTACTCAGAGTGAGCCATGAAGTATTTGAGTACTGTGTCTATTGCTTTACGGTACTCAATGTCCTTCTCTGGTTCCAACTCTAAATGATAGCTCTGTTTAAGGGTTGAAATTACAAGCATATCCACACACTCATCCGTTATTTCAAGATTCATCTTATTCTCCGTTGTGGTAAGAGTTAGCTCTTTCCCGAAACTTAAATAAATTACTATGCTCAGGATATTCACTGGCAAACTTTCTAGCGTAATGTGAAATCCAGCCATCATCTATTTTGAATTGGTTTTCTTTTTCCTCAATCATAGTCTCCCATCTGATCCTGTGAAAAATGTTTTTGGCTGAGTAATGCGACCTACGGCTACCAACCTGCAAAGCAAACTTAACAAACATTTCATATATCTCTGGGTTTTTTCTGTCGTGCAAATTAAAATTTTCTTGCGTCCATTTACCGTTCAGGTTACTCATTCGCCTTGCTCCTCAAGATACTTAACCACCACAGCATTCTCACCCCATAGCTTCTGGCCAAAGCTAGCCTGCCACTGCTCGAGCCAGTCTAGTATCATCATGGTCTCATCACCCAAAGCTGTTCCTCTTCTGGTGAGATGCCAATGCTCCCGCGCATCCGGCATGCTAACGTACATACACCCAGCCGTTACCATCCACACCCCGTCGGCATCAGGCCAGTAAGCAAAGTCATAACCGTCTGACCTCTTGATGGTAAGTATCTCACAGTGTAGTGACTGAGTGCCTCGCAGGATTTGACTGCCGCGCATAATGCTGTTGCCGTACATACTACTGTTTTCGTCCATACTGCTGCTGTCGTACATCCTACTGTTTTCGTACATAATGCTGTTGCCGTGCATACTGCTGTTGCCGCGCATACTACTGTTTTCGTACATACTGCTGCTGTCGTACATCCTACTGTTTTCGTACATAATGCTGTTGCCGTACATACTACTGTTTTCGTACATACCGCTGCTGTCGTACATCCTACTGTTTTCGTACATAATGCTGTTGCCGTGCATACTGCTGTTTTCGCCTTGATATGTTTTCGTACCCTTAAAAACACTCATTCACCTTGCTCCATATTCACAAGGTGCATCTCGTTTGCGAGATACAGGTCACGATTCAGTAACTGTATTTCAGCCTCGGCTTCTTTGATTTCCTTGTGTGCCTGTTTAAGCAAGTCCCCTTCTAGGCTGTTAGGCCAGTCCATACTCCACACGTCATGTGCATCGATTCTTACCTGCACTCTGCGGTCATGATGAAACTGTAAGTAGGCTTCAGCTGCGTTCGAAATATAGCCGCCAATGCGACTATGAGCAAGTTTATCGCCTAGATTGAACACCCACTGGGGATATTCACCATCCTTCTTTGTCCAAAAACAAAGCTTCTCAACCAGCTGATATGGGCCTACCCAATCAGGATACTTTCGAATTGTTACTTTCATAGCACATCCTCTGGAGGGTCAAATTCTGCTTGAATAAGCTGAGCAATAACTTCATTCAGCTCGTCAATCTTTGCTTCCAGCTGCGCAATTCTTAGTTCATAATCGTCTTTTGTTTTATTCATTGCTTCAAATGCTAAACTCATTTTACCACTCCGGTGCGCTATAGTCTTTTGTCTTAGTATATATGGCCATACCATCTAGCCCGTAAGCAGGGCAGACC